GATCCGCCACTAACTATTGGACAGTTCTTAATTAAATAATAATCATTTGATCCATCATTGATGAATACGTCTACATTAATTGTAGATGTTGTTGTGTTTGCACAACGAATAGAAATCACGGCATCATCAGAATTACTTGTGTGTATTGTTGCTGCTGAAGTTCCTACATTTCTTTGTATATATCGTTCAAAATCTTGTGCCATAATTCTCCTTATATATTAATCTTGTCTAAAGTGCAATGGCCATTGCTACCGCAAAGCCTGCTGATACTCCTGTAGGTGCAGAAAGTGTAATATCTGTACCATCATATGTTAATACATCACCGCTAGATGCCCCTGAAGCTAGTCCAGGTATTCTTAAAGAAGTTACACTAGCATTACCTAAAGTAATTTCGTTTGTTGCTGTTCCCGATGAAGGTTCTGCTTGATAACCTAATATTGTTAAATTTGAACCACCGCTAACTGAAGCGCCTGCTTGATAACCTAAAGCTGTATTCTGACTAGCTGATGTTCCATTTAATAAAGCTTCTTCACCAACTGCAGTATTTTTACCTCCAGATGTATTAAAAAATAAAGTTCTAACACCAATGGCAACATTGTTTGCACCTGTAGTGTTTGAAGCTGCATTTGAACCTATAGCGGTGTTTTTAGTACCACTTATATTATCTTCTAATGCTTTGTAACCTATAGCAGTATTGAAACTAGCTGTAGTTAAAGCTGTTAAAGCAATACTTCCAATTGCTGTGTTTTGACCACCAGATGTAACACTATCTAATGCAGTATCACCTAAAGCTACGTTATTAGATCCTGTTGGGTAATCACCATCAAGTTTTATGGTTCCTGAAGATACATCAAGGTTAGCGCCTACTGTTACACTACTATTAAATGTAGCGGCACCTGCTTCTGATGCGTCAAAAATAAGAGCGTCAAGTTGTGATCCACCATCATTTACATTAATTGCAAAATCAACATCTGATCTTTGAGAGTGTAATGTAAATTTAGTTGAACCATTATAAACAAAAGCAGCATAATTTGTACCACCATCGTTTAATAATATTTGTTGATCACCGTCTAATTTTAAAGCGTTTGAAGCGGTTATTCCTAGATTTGTGCCATCAAATACAATGTTATCACCAACAGTGTGAAATTTTAATTGTTTATTTGAACCTAAAATAACTTTATCATTAAATGTAGCAGCACCTGCTTCACTCATATCTAAACTTAATGCTGTAATTTGTGAGCCACCGTCATTACCTCTGAACTCAATGTCTTTATCTTGAACAATTGCTCTTAATTGTACTGTGTTTGAAGAGTTTTCAAATTTAGCAATACTTGTGCCACCAATATCTAACTCAAGGGCACCAGAGGCAGAACCAACCTTTAATTGAATATTACCTGCGCTATCTACGATTGTTTGAGAACTTGATGCAATGGTTAAGTTAGTTCCATCACCTGATATAGTTTCACCTGCATCACCGAATTCTATTACTTTATTGGCACCTAAAATAACTTTGTCATTAAATGTAGCAGCACCTGCCTCTGACATATCAAGTTTAAATGCGTTAATTGAAACTCCACCATCATTTCCATGTATTTCAAAATCACCATTTGAAATTAAACTTTTAAATTGAAAGTTTTGAGAACTTCTTAAAACTTCACCATACGCAGTACCATCATGCATGAAATGAACTCTACCAATATCACTCGCATCTAAATTAATTTGACCAGCAACATCTATTGTAGCATCATTACTTGATGCGATTGTTAAGTCTGTACCATCACCTGATATAGTTTCACCTGAATCGCCAAATTCTATTACTTTATTGGCACCTAAAATAATTTTGTCAGTAAAAGTTGTAGCACCATCTGTTGCAATAGATAGTAAATTATTTGAACCAACTCCAAAATTATTTGAAAATACCAAAGCATCGCTTTGATCGTTATCAATACCTATCGAATATTGTTCTCCACTATCAACTTTAAAATGTAAATAAGGGTCACCACCACTTGTTCCACCTGAATATATTGATACCACACCATGAGAAGCACCAGTGTTTGATGTATTGTTTACTTCAAGTCTTACCGGGCTACCAGGAGTTGATTTTTTTACGTGTAAATCTCTTGCTGGTGAGTTTGTTCCGATACCTACTCGACCCGAACTATCTACACGAATACGTTCAGCAGCATCAGTGGTAAATGCTAATGAGTTACTTGAATGATCGTACTCTATCATTCCTATATCATTATCTCCGCTATCTCCAAAATGAATAGACCCTTTACTAGAAGTACCAGAACCAATGGTGACACCTGAGTTACCAGCATTGTCAACAAATATTTCGTCTGCATCATTGCCAGGAGTAACAGAACTAGATGAACCTGTAACTTGTAATTTTACACCACCAGCATCTGTTGCTACATGAAGTTGTGCGGTAGGAACAGTTGTGCCTGAACCAAATATTCCAACTCTACCTCCTTCAGACATATCTATCATCATAGGGGTAATTGTTGAACCACCATCGTTACCTTTAAATATTAAATCTTTATCTTGAACTTTTGTATGTAAAATAACATCACTTGATGAATTATGAATACGCAACATTTCTGTTGCGCCATCTTTATATTGAATTCCATTGTCAGCATTGTCAGCGTCTAATACAATGAGTGAAGATGAATCTACTAATACTCCACCTGCTGACGAAGCAAGTTTTATTGCAGGACCAGTAGCAGCTGCTGAGTTTAAATTTAAAACACCACTTGAAGCAACAGTCATATCTGTTCCATCACCTGATATAGTTTCTCCTGAATCTCCGAACTCTATTGTTTTGTTTGCAGCTAAAACAACTTTGTCTGCAAATGTTAATGCACCTGTATTATCTCCAGATATCCAAGTTGTAGTTGTTGAACCATCATTACCAGCAATTATTAATTGTCTATTATCTGTTGCTGAACTTGGATCTACTGCTGAACCTATAATTACGTTTCCTGAACCACTTGTAATATTATCTCCTGCATTTTCTCCTATTACTAAATTTCTTACACCCGTAATGTTTTTTCCAGCAGATTCTCCAATTGCAATATTATTATTACCTGGATCAGCGCTTCCTAAAGCAGCTGCTCCTATTGCAATACATCCTTGCATATCTGTCGCCCCTACACCAGCACTAGTACCTATAAAAACATTTAATGCACCTGTTGTTACTGCAGATCCAGCACTTGTTCCAATCGCCGTGTTACTATCACCAGTAGTGAGAGCATCTAAAGCACTAATACCTACACCAGTATTATTTTCAGCGGCGTTTAAAGTTCCTGTTGTTGCATGACCGACTAATAATGAATTAGTAAAATTGCTTCCTTCAAATTTACCAGGCACAAATTTACTTGCGGGTAAAGTACAAAATACAATTTTAGTTCCTGCAGAAAAGTCTACAGCGCTATCGCTATTTGATGATGAAATAATTTCTGTTCTAGCTAATTGACCTGCAGAAATAGTTGCAAGACCTACTTCAAACTCAGTAGTTCCAGGTAGTTCTATTGCATAGTAAGTTGTATTACTATTACCAATAGCCGATGAAAACGTATCAAAGCCTTGAACTGCACCATCTAAAGTAAGAGTGCCTGTTCCAGTCGTAGTAGACGTTTCTTTAACTCTATCGTTAAATACAAGTGCCATTTATTTAATCCTTAAAATTATGCGTCGCCAACTCTAATGATAGCTGCAGAACTAGATGCGGCTGGGAAAACAATTTGAAAATCTCCACTTGTAGAAGTTTTTGTTCCTCCGAAATCTAGAACTAATACCGCTTCATTATTTGAACTACTCTTATAAATCAGAGCTCCAACTGCAGTAATAGATGCTGAAGACCAAGTTGTATCATTAAAGTCAACGAAAGCAACATTACTACTTATAGATACACCAGCATTAGTTAAAGTATTTCCACCTGTTGTATAACCATTACCATTTGCAACTTGGTTTGTAGTTATATATTCAGTTGTAGAAGTACTAAAAGCAGCTAACGATGTATACAGAGCAATTTTAAAAGTATCTCCTCCACCTTGAGCGCTGGATTTGAAATTAAACGTTCCTTTTAAAAGATCTGTTTTAAAAGAGTCAGGTACTATATTAGCCATAAGTTATCTCCTTAGTATTTTGATGGTGAATCGGATCTTAAAGGAGTACGAATAACCCCATCTTGCCATTCGTCTCGGCGTCTTCTACCTTGTTGTTCAATAGAATACGATTGTAAAGCTCTTCGATAAGACCCTTCATAGTATTGTAGCATATCTGCGGGTCCTTTCAAGTATCCATATGCTTCTACCAGAGCTGCATATAAAAGTAAATCTTGATATTTATTGGATATAAAAGTTCCTGTAGAACTAACACTAGAATCTGTTAAGCTTGTTGGTTGTTTAACATAAGCCATAGTAATTTCAAAAGTAGCATTTGGAGTGGGTGCTACAACCCAAAAATTAGCATCCCAATTAGCATAATATTTAGGGATTCCAGAGGACGTAGCTGGAGTATTATAAAACTCAGACATAAAAGAAGTATCTCTTTTTTCTAAAAACACTTGTTTGTTATTTGAGTCTTTTAATTGAATGTATCTGATAATTCTTAGGTCTGACGGGATAGTTACATATCTATTACCAATAACTAAATTAGATGTTGCATAAAATCTATTATCATCAGAGTCAGAATCTCTATAAATTCTATTCTCTGCATTTTTAATCATAGTGTTTAATACACCTGTGGAAAATACTGTGCTATCTACTTCAGTATAGTCTCTAATATCATCCTGCAAATTTGTTAAAGTATAAGCCATATTATGGTGTTAACGTAACAGGTCCTGCTGTTACTGTCATTCCTCCTGCATTTTCTGTTACCGTTGGTGTACCACCTAAAGTAAAAGTATATTTATCTGCATCTACTTTTGTTATAGCATACCCAGATGCACTTTCAAATACTGTATATGCAACACCTCCAGGACTTCCAATTACGTTTCTAAATACAACAGTATCAGATGTGCTTCTGCCATGAGTAGGTTCCGTTACTGTTACTGTCGTTGATCCAGAAGTAATTTTAAAAGGATTTCCTGGTAGTAAATTTTGTGTTGTAGATTCTGTTCTTGCAGGTCTTGCATTTACTAAACCTTGTCCGTCTGTTGGACTTGATTTTGGTTGAAGTTGTGGATGTTTAGCTTCATATTCTGAAACATGAACAAAAGAACCATTCCACTCTTTAACCATTTCATTATATGGAAACTCCATTCCTGATCTATCTGATATGGCTTTTGCATTTTTACCTTTTGCCAAATTACCCATTATAATCCTTCGTAATAAGTTTTAGGTGTAATAAATGAACTAGTTGAAGAACCATCTTCTTCCAGCGCTCTTTGTAATTCATCCTCATATAACATTTTTAAAACTTGAACTCTTTCTGGTGCAAACTTAACAGATAAATAATATGCAAGTCCGGCTACCATACAAGGCACAAATCTATATGGTACATCTGCATCGTTAGTATAGTCCCCTGCATCTTGAATTCTTTTTGCATAATAGTAATTTATTTTTTTACCCGCCTCATCTGTTCCAGGAGTCAAATATAAAGTGATTGTAATTTTATCTATAAACCTTTGAACAAAATATTGTGTTGGTACACCTTTGTCCGATTTGTTTGAAAAAGATTGATACTCTGATCTATTTATTTTTGTAAGTGGAAAATCAATATTATCTGAGTTTCTAAAAGATGCTTCCAGTACGTCTTCAACACCATACACAGCAGTTGCATCTGATGTACCATCTGAAGTTGATCTAAACATGGTATAGACTGATTGACCATTAACTAATGTAATTGAATTATTTAATATTTCCCAATAATGCAAACCTCTGTTTGCCCATTCTTGAAATAAAATATTTAATGATCTTCTCGCACCTTTTAACTGATATCCTGATACACCTTGAATACCAATTCTTTCATAAGCTTCTTCTACAATATCAGCAATAGAAAAACCTTTTTCAAAGGTAGCTGTTCCAGAGGTAGTGTTAGCCATTTAACCTCCTACTTGTCTATCAATAAAGTCGCTGCTGTTACGTTTGGTATTGCAGATACTTTCATTCCACCTGGAAACAAAATTCCATCTTCTGGAATATTTAATGCAAAGACATCACCATTTGCAACGTCACCTTGAAACAAAGTTGTACTATCTGTATTATCTTGTAAAGTTATTCCTCCAGCAGATCCTCCACCATCAGAAACAAGAACTATACCTCTTAATCTTGTTCTTCCAGCAAATACTGCACCAGCTCCTGTAACTCTTACTGCTTTTACATCACTTTTCATAATTTTATATTCTCCGTTAAATTAGGTATGGGCCCGAAGGCCCACACTAAATTAATTATTAACTTACTGCTGCACTAAACGGCGTAGCTAAGTTACCAGTTCCTCCAGATGAGACTGTAACACCCCATCTATTAGCACCGATAGCTTTGCAAGTTATGACTGAACCAGCTAATCCACCTGTTGTGCTACCATTTAAAGTAATAGTATCAGATGCAGCTGCAGTCATAAAACCTTCAGCGGTATCGTTTGTATCTGTATCAACGATGATTGCATTACCAGTCATTGTATCACTAGCATTTGCAACTTGTAAGATAAAGCTGCCAGTCTTAGTTGTTCCGATGTATATTTCAAAAGAAGCACCTAAGTTGTTTGCTGAGTTTGGATCGTTACCTGGACCCGCAACACCTGAATCAGATGAAGAGTTGATTGCAGGTAAAGTCAAAGTAGCTGCACCAGCAACGTTGTGATATAACATTTTACCAGCGTGTGTATCAACAGTTAAAGAAGTTGCACCTGCTCCGATGCTAACAGAATTTCCTGTTCCAACACTTTGAAAACCATTAAGTGATTTTACTGGTCCTTGAAATGTAGTTTTTGCCATAATTGTATCCTCCTAGTTTTCCGAACATAGTCTCTAGGCCGTCGACTATACGCGTCTATGTTCTAATAATTGTATAGTGATTAGTTTATATACTAGATTTAAATTGAGTGCAAGAGATCCCGTAGTGTGGATTGGATTTTTCCAACGATGTAGCTTTTTATTAAGTAGCTACAGAAACTTGTGGAGCAGATTTAGCAGCTTTTGCTTCTGCCATTTTTATATGGTTTATCAACTCTCTAACTTTGTGGTCGATTCTAACCATATCAAGAGTATATTTTCCATTACTCTTATGCTCTTGCTCCCACTTCTTGTCTAGAGCTTTTTTCTGTTGGTAAAGCTCCTGGATGTGGTTGTCCATTTATAACCTCCTCATAGGTTATTCTGTGCTTACGAGAGTCATACATATCTCCCGTATATTCCCAATTTATATCATTTTCTCCTAGTTTGTCAACAATTGCTTGTTCAAGAGAAATTGGGTCGTCCTTGGACTGGACTTCAAATTTTGCGTGATGATCGTAGGCTACTATAGTTACAATAAATTTTTTCATGGGTTTGTCTTTCTAATTTTTAATTGTGGCGGAACAGTGTCCCGCCACAAAAATTTAGGTATTAAGCACCTTCAACACCGAAGATACCTCTGAAGTCAGATACTCCAAATGAGTATCTTTCTCTAGCTTTGTATCTTACGTTGCCAGTATCAAAATCACCTTCCATAGCAGTTTTAATAGCTGCTCTTTGGAAGTATTTCATACCATTAGGCACATCTGTAGTGATGTAGAACGCATCTGTATCTGTTA